GATGCATTGCCACTAGAGTCTACCAGAGTAACTTCTTGAACAAAAGTTCCATCACCACGATCTTTCGCAGCAACTTTAGAACCCGTTCCCGGTAATTGTAAATCGTCTGCCATTAGGTAGGATCTTGGAAGTTAATCTTAAATATTGGAGTATTACATGAATTGCCTGCCGTTACAACCTGTGTAGGAAGTATGTCAGTAACATAAAGCAGTACCGTTCCTGAACATAAAGCTGCATGGTCAGCAGTCCCTGTATTCGTTACCGTAATTCCTGTCTCTGCTGTCTTGGTTAATTTCCTCCCACTGGTATCATCAACAGGTCCGGTAAACGATCCTGACGTAAGACCTGTTTTTAAAACAAGCATCTTACTTCCCGTTGCTTCGGCATATGAAGCTGGCAGTCCTGCACAAAGACATAATTGCGTTGCTGTAGTTTTAACGATGTTTAGTCCTGCGTCAAGGACGGAATCATCTGCAAATTTTGCCATAAGTTACTCTCCTATTATTTTAGTTTTATCAATTATATTCTCGTAAAGTATTGGAAGCCAGATACATCTGCATTGCGGATGCCGAGGTAAAACACCTTCCGTAGCATCTAATGTATATATCCTTCCTTCCAATGGCAAACAAATTTCACAAACCCGGTCATCAAGCGCACTGCTATATTCGGCTAAAATATTCAAACCTTCCACGCCCCAATTCCGATATTCCATCAGGCTTGCGCTATTATATGCCCTAAGTATTTCAGTCCGAGCTAACATCTCCGCCCTTCGTGCTGCAGGAATAAACCTTCCCAACTTATCCGTTATCCCAAGTTCGCCCATTCCCGTTCCGTTGATTGTAGCTACTAATTTACGTGCAAGTACTGCGGGTCCATCTCCATCTATTATCCCTTGTGCTAGTATCCTGCTAATTTGCATATCCATTGCTGCAGTTATTCCTTTCATGTCGCTAAATACACGGGTATAGATTAATCCTACCCTATCCATATGAAAAATCGAAGAAGAAAGATAACTCATTACCATACCTGATTCTAATGCCGGAACAGGATAGCCTGCTTTTCTTAATTCGTACCTTGCTCTTAATACACCTCTTTTATATGAGTCTAGAATATATAGATTGAACCATGCGCTCTCTACTGATGTTCCAAGTTGATTAGCTGTACCGATCTGAATAATACCTGCATCAACTTGTTTTCTTAGCCATTCCATAAATGCTTCAACCTTCTCTGCACTTCTTGGGAATAGGAACGCTTTGTTTGGCGCAGGATTCATCTGCAGACTATGAATCATGGGTTTTAATCCGAAGCAATCATTATCATATACACTTTTCTTAACAACTAAAGCAAGTTCTGTAAATCGCTTATTCATTGCCCTGCTGAACGAATTTCTAAGTGAGACTGTCCTGCTTGGGTCATACTGGTTAACTCGCTTATATGTTATTACTTCGGTCACTTTTTATCTATTTTAGTTATATTGAATCCGAAAACACTAAATAAGTGATGCTATTGCCGAAAGTGCCATGTCTCTTGCCAATGCTGCCCCTAAAGCACTATAATGTAGCATATCACCAAAATATGTCACATTACATGGATATTGTAATTCAGTTATAGTATCAGTATCTAACAGAACAACTCCATTAATTAATGCTAAATCATTCCTTAGCAATTCATTAAATATATTCCTTTCACTTTCAAATGTAGCCCCCCTTTCTGACACAGTTGCAGGAGTCATGGTATAAACTAATACCTTATTCCATCCCGCCGCTAACCTATCCTGTACATACGTTTTTTGTAATGCATAAGCTGTTGCACCCTGTCCTGCTGTATTCACAATATCATTCACTCCCATACATATTACTAAAATATTTTTATATACAGGATTTATTTCAATGTCAAGATTAGCAGGAGCTTCAGTAATAAATTGACTTAATACTGAACTGTTTAATCTTGGATTTGTATTTTTAACACAATTTGAATTTTGTGCAATCATATCTGCTAAAGTAGATACATTCGCATCAGTAGCCATAAAGGAATGACCGTGTAGTCCAAGATTATATAGATTAGGTGCAATTAATCCAGTACCTAAAGAATCATAATATTCCTCAAATGCTTTTATGGTATTCCTAGTTTCTAAATCTGTTAGTGCTGAACATAACATATAATACATATATGGTCGTGTATCATGATAACTATCTCCATAGAGATAATGATTAAGACAACCAACATACAATTGCACATTAGGCAATGATGTTGACGCTATCAAATCTGCTACCCTTCTTCTTTTTCCATAATTAACAAAAGTCGAAAATTTATCATCTAAATCCCTTCTGAATGAAATATGCTTAATTGAAGATAAGGTTGTTGTAGATGATCCGTCATTACCAGACTGTCCTTTATTATTTAATGTGCTACTTCCGCTTCCATCGCTTGTTTGTTTTATTGATGTTTGAAAGAATATTTCATCAGCACTAACAAGAGCAATGCACCCACTCCTTGCATCAGCAATGACAGCATCCTCATTTATTGCATACAAAACTGAAATATCATCTTTCCCTATTAAAGTTCCATCAGTAAGCGGTATGAAATTTGTTTTTATCCAGTTCCAACTATTATGCAATGCCCACTCCTCCATCTTATATCCTTGATATTGAGTAAACGTAGGAGTATTTTGTACAGTAGGATTAAATGTGCCGGGATTTTTCCAGTTTATTAAAGAAGAGTCTGCTGAATGAGTTCCAAATACATCTATAATTTCAGCCTTTGCAAATACTCCCGCTTTTATAAGTCGATACATTAATTTTTGCTGTTTTGCTTTATCTGATGCAGAAGGCTTTGTTATCATTGCATCATAGACTGCCTGATATTGTGTCGTCCAGTTACTCCCCGAAGCGCCGAGACCTTCAATAAGATTAAAAATCTTATGTCTTATTTCTTTACTCATTACAGTACAGTTATAGAATAAAACGCAGCAGTACCGTCATAATAAAATACTACTTTATTAATAGCAGCAAGTGTAGGATCAAAATCTGCGCTACCACCACTCTTAACGAATGCAGCAAACAATGGAGTATTTGTTCCATTTCCTATCATCCTTATCTCTGCAGATCCTCCGATAATAGGATTAGCAGCAAGCAATACTTCTGCACTACTATTAGCAGTCCAATTAGTGTAATGCACAAGATCATAACAGAGGTTAATCGTTCCTGCAAAAGTCTGGTTAGTAAGTTTATTACCAACAACTCCATTCTTTAAAAGAATACCCGCTACAGTAACCCCTTCTCCCGAAGTGGCTTCTTTAATTATATCAACGCTAAGTTCTTTTTTCATTTTTTTATCCTTGTTACTTTAGTTGTCGGTGGTTGCTGTCCTTTTGTAAACGGAGGTGGCGCAGGAGGTTCGGGCATCATATCATCCAGTTCCTTCTGTAAACTCTTCTGTTCTTCGCTTATCCCTTCTGCGTTCTTAGCATGTACGAGATCAATCTGTTCCTGAGAAAGCCCAAGGCCAATCTCAAAGAAGGCTTCCGGTGACATAAGTGACTCTGCAGATGGATTAGTAGTATATTCCCTTATTGCGGATGCCCTGAGTTGCCCTATAGATACTCTTTCCTTTTCAGATATTGAGAACAGATCAAGCCAATCTACCATGTAATCTTCATTAGGCATGGGAAGAATCTTAATCTCGATCAGTTTCTCTACAAACGGTCTTATGATATGTGGCTCTGCATGGTCTTCCCTGCGACTCTGAACATATGTCTTCCACTCCCCTGCATCCTGAGTAGATGCAAGTTCACCTCTTTCAGATCCTGATAGTATTCTCTTAGGTATGCCTGTTACTGCAGATACGCAGGTAAGGATTGCATCTAGATTGTTTGAAGGATCAGCTATCTGTTGTGCCAAGGCCTTCAGGTCAACTCCTTCATTAATAAGTATCCTTGTCAGGTCATTATCGTACTCTGCAATCTGATTTTTCAGGTCATCCTTGGTTGCCTGTGTCATCGTATAATTAGGATCAACCTGTCCCTGATAACCAGGTCTTGCACCACGCCAAAACATTTCAGCACTACCCCCTACTATCTTCTCCAAGTCCATCAGTCTGTTAAATACCGCCTCAAGCCTTGGCGTGCCATATATCTCCGATTCTAAGTTATCGTCAGTTATATGAATAACTCTTGAGTAGTGGATATTAATAGTAGATGCACTTCCGCTTGCTATATCAGCTACCTGTACAGTGTACATAAGAGGCATCCCATATCTCTCGTTATTAGGATCGTCTACAAACTTTGTTATTTTAGCACTATCTTCCCCAAAAGGCTTTACGTAATTGAGTTTCTTAACTATGCCAAGAGGCTTCATCCAATCTTCATTATTCCTTACATCGTCTGTGCCAAGAACAAGCGTACCGTATCTTCCTATTCCGGTTAGCCTATCAACTCTTGAAAGAAGTGACCGTAGGCTTAATCTTTTATTAAGATCATACCATGCCTGCTCGAATGGGGTTTTCTCAGCCTTCTGTGACTCAACAAGTTCTAACTGTCCCTGCCATGTAGCTTTTACAGGACGATCAATTATAGCTTTCGCCATGTCCTGACGGGTGTACTGAGCAAGGAAATCTGTATAATTAAGAAGAACCTTATAGCCAAGAGCTTGATATAAATCCCTGTCACCACCAAACTGAACTCCAAGTTTTGCTGCAAGTCCTGCACGGGCCATAAGCATACTCTCAAGTACCTGTATGGATTTCCCGTCTACTTCCTTTACTTCCTTGCCGTTATTACTCATTTCTTTCCGTATTTATCTTTATATTCCTTCCAGTCTTTTTCTGCGCTGATTTCCATTTGCCTTACATTCTCCTTACGAATAGAATCTTTCTGTTCTTCTGAGTATTGCGATATATTAACAGACAAGGATCTTGTAATAGGGGAAACTCCATTTAATTGTGACTGTTTTAATTCGTCACCCCATATCTTTGTTTCTCTGTTGAATAAATAAACCTTTCTCCCCGTTGTGATGTAGTTATTGTGATAATAAACAAATACGCTAAACATAAAAACAGACCAAGCGATTAATATAATTATAAACCACTTCCAGCCAACGATTTTTTTATCTATACGTGCCATCTGACCTTTTATATCTTCGTGAAAACCTTTTTGCCCTTCTTCCATGTTTGACATGAAATCCGTAAATGTTCCGGCTACCTTGCCATAAACAGCATCAGCTATTTTGTCGGCTAATTCCTGGTCTTTAGTACTCATTTCTTTTTAGGTTTTCCGTTTGGATACTTGATTACATGATACCAGAAGAAATATGCACCTGTGCACATTATTACACCAACAGCAATTGCTAGAAGCCATATATAAAAAGGATATTGTGCGAGTATTATAATCTGGTCTGTCATTTTATCTTCTTTTTAATTATTACTGGCTTGTAAGATTTGAAGACTGAATCAGCAGTCCACTCAGTCCGTTGTTTTTTTTTTCGTCATCAATCAGTTCCTGTAAAAAGTTGATTTTATCCTGGAGCATATTCTCCTTTTGAAAGTGATTGCCGATCGCTTTTGTCTGAGTCTCGAATTTGCGCCCCAAAACATTAACCTGCTCAGACACATTACTTACCTGACCACTTATCACGACTTGATTCTCATTGATCGTTTTGATTGCATTGTCGGTACTTATGGCTTTTTCGGCAATATCATCAAGTTTCTTACTAACCAGATTGATGTTGATTTGCACACCAGACTCATATTTCTTAATAACCAGATTGTTATAAGCAGTGATCGCGGCAACTCCCCATGTGCCTATTACAAAGATCGCACTGATAACCTTAACGAATGTTGAAAGCCTATTAAACCATGAGAATATATTATCAATCTTCTGCTTCATTTCAGAGTAAGTTTTCTGATTGGTACTTTCTTGCTTTTTGCCTTATCTTTTATAATTTACGTTATTCTGTGAGCGATTTTTTTCTGTACTAATTTATTAAAAGCCAAACTACAACTATCACAAATGTCGTCATGATTTCCATAGGGAAAGAACCTCATTTCGTCAAGTACTGCACTCTTGAAACTACCGTTAAGCATAGATACTCCCCCATTATTGACCTGAACAGAGAATGGATCTGCACGATGAGTTTTGTCTCCGGTAGGGCGTTCTGCATATGCCTTAAATCCAGCGAGATTACGAATGGTTCCTTCCGCACTTTCCTTTCCACCGCTTCCACTTTCCTGCTCCATCCATACATCTACGCCATAACCATCCTTCTCTGCCGTTGCCCTTATTATCCGCTCTCTTTCATTACTAGACCACTGACCACGAATAACATCTTCTATAAACCATCTATTGCCCGATAAACGGCTCATTCTAGTTCCTACTGTATAGTCGCCTCCATTTGTTGTTCCAGCCTTATCCCACGCACGAACAGTATGTTCAATTTCCCTATGGTTAGGAAGACTGTCTTCAATTTTTATCTTATCTACTTTAAACATACCCCCGCCCGGAGGCGTTGGGTTCTGCCCTATTTGTCCTGCGTAACCGTATTGTCCTAAGTCAGATTCTAGTTCTTTAAGTGCAGGCCATGATAGCCTGAGTGGATCAAGAAGATCGTCTTTATAATAAGATGCCCACTCAGCAGGCAGTAAAAACTCTTTATAATTCCTTATCTCCCCCGGAAGACAGATATGACGAAGATTACCTTTCTGTTTATCGAGCAGATAACCTGAACAATCTCCCTGTGCCAATCTCTGCATGACCCCTATAGTAACGGAAATGTCCTTATCAGTTTTACGAGTCGATAACGTTTGCTCTATCCAATGGTTAGCATTAGCAAGCTCTATGTCTGAAGCAGCCTGAGTTGGATTAAGAGCATCATCCCAGATATTTATATCACCGTGAAATCCTGTAAGAGTACCGCCTACTG